CTAATGAAATATTCAAAAAAAATTATATGTTTGAACCACAACATATATTTGATAAAGATGAATTTATTTCATTTCCTCCACCATTTCCATAATAATATTTATCTTATAATTATAATTATAAACCATTTCCATAATAATATTTATCTTATAATTTTAATTATAAGATAAAATTAATAATAATAATAATAATAATATTTTTCTAAATACTATTATTATGTCAAATAATTTTAAAGAAATAAATTATGGAGCCTCTAAATTACAAATTAAAAAATTTAATTTAAGTAAAATGTGCGAACATGCGACTATTTGTATGATTGCAAAAAGAGCAACTGGTAAATCATTTTTAGTTAAAGAAATAATGTATCATAAACGAAATATTGCAACTGCTTTAGCCATTAGTAGGACTGAAAAATTAAATCATTTTTATTCAGATTTTATTCCTGAATCTTATATATATTCTGAATTTTCTACTGACATGTTAACTAGACTTTTTAATAGACAAGCAAAAATCATTGGTGATAATGAATTAAGAGAAAAAAAAGAACTTAAACCAAAAGATGGGTCAGTAATGTTAATTATGGATGATTGTCTTAGTTCAAAAGGCTGGACTAAAGATAGTAATATTTTAGAATTATTTTATAATGGAAGACATAGTTTAATTTCATTTATTTTAACATTACAATATGCAGTTGGTATACCTCCAGAATTACGTTCTAATTTTGATTATATTTTTTTATTAGCAGAAGATACAATAACTAATAGAAGAAAATTATATGATCATTATGCAGGAATGTTTCCAACATTTGATATTTTTCAACAGGTATTTAGTGATTTAACTGAAAATTATTGTGTGATGGTTATTGATAATAGAATTCATAGTAAAAATATCACCGATAAAGTATTTTGGTATAAAGCTAAGAAAGTTCCAAAATTTATGGTAGGTAATAATAAATTTAAAAGATTTCATGAAAGTACATATGATGATAATTGGAATAAAAAAATAGAAGTATTTGATCCTTTTAGTATAATGAAAAAAAGAAGTATTAAATTAATAGTTGAAAAAGTAAAAAATTAATACTTATTTATTAAATTTATTATGTAATAAATTTTCATCACTTGATTCATTTTCACTAGTTTCTTCAGTTTCTAAAGCTTTATTTTTTATATTATTTAATGCAGCCATTTGGTCTTCTAGACTTAATTTTCCTTTTTTTTTATTTTCATTATCTATTTTACCTATTAATTGTTCGGCTTTATTAATACTTTTATTCTTTTCTTTTTCTAATTCTTCAAATTTTTTTTTTAATAATATTTTTTCTTCTTCTAAATCTTCTGATTTTTTTATCAATACTTCTAATTGTTTTTTAATATCTTGCAACTCTAACTCTAATTCTTTAATATCAAGATTTTCATCATTATTAACGTTATCAATTTCAGGAATATCTATTTTTTTAAATATATTATCTTCAATAATTATATTAGCAATTTGTTCTTTTTTATCAGGTATTTTTTGTTGTTTTTTACTTTTTATAACAATTATATCATCTTTCTTTGTTAATTTTTTAGAAATAATATCTGATGATACTTCTTTTTTTTTTGATTTAGATTTTTTACGTTCAGCTGTTAATTGAATTTCTTCAAATGTATCATTTAGAGTTTCTAAATTAATTTCTGTTTTTTCTAAAATTTCTGTTGTATTATCTGTATTTGTTTCTGTTTCTTGTTCATTATCTGCTGTAATTTTAGTTTTTTTAGTAGTTTTAATTTTGAGTAAAGATACAGTAGTTTCATTATCTGAATTATTGATTTCTTTTTTGGTAATATTTTTTTTTGATTTAATTTCTGTATCTTTTTTACTTAATTTTTTAATATTTTCTTTATGATTTTGAGATAAATCATCATCAATTAACTTAATATTAGAATTATCATCATCAAGATCCGATTTTTCTTCAGTATCTTTAAGTTTTTTTTTTTTTAAGTCTGATTTTACTTTTTCTATTTTTTTATTTTCAGTATGTATTATTTCGTCATCTAATTTATCTTTTTTTTTTGATTTTTTTTCTTTAATAACGTCAGTCATATTTTATATTAATATTTTATCCTTTAGATTAAAATTTTATCAATTTTTTTATTAAACATTATAAATATTAATTTTTATAATTAATTAATTATAAGATAATTTATAAAGTATTAAATTTTTAATTAATTAAGAGTTAGATTATATATATTTAAAAATAAATATTTAACATTTGATTATAACAAAATAATATAAATTTTAAATAAAAAAATTTAGTAATATTGGATACACTAACATTTGAAAAAAAATATTTTTTCAAATTTATGTTATTTAATTATATAAATTAACATATAAATAATTAAAATTTAGAACACATATCTTTAAATGATGTTTCGATGGATTCAGTAAATTTTTTAGAATTAAATAATTCAGAATTAATAAATTTTAATCTTATAGTTTGATGCAATAATTTTAATTCAGATTTATTTCTAGCTAAGTCAATTGTTTTTTGTATATATTCTTCTTCATTATGCGCAATATATTTATCTAATTCAAGATGTTTTAAGCATGATATACCGACTCTAGATACATAATTACTTCCTTCCATAGTTATCATTGGACATGATAAATATAATAATTCACTTGTAATAGTGCCTCCATTATAAGGAAATGGATCTAATGCTATGTCTATTTTATTATAAGATTTTAATGCATCTAAAATTGGTTCATATGATATTTCAATTCTATGACGATCTATGTTTCTATCATTAAATAATTTATATATTGTTTCTCTATAATAACTAGATTTATAATAACAATATTTTAAAAATAATTTTGCTTCTGGTAATCTATGTAATATTTTAGCAAAAATATCAATAGTAGGAATTGATAATTTAATTGGATTATTAAAACATGCTAAATGAATTGGATATTTTTCTTCTCTAGTATAATCTTTAGTGCAATCTATTTCCATTGGAGGAGTATAACATTGAAATCCATTAGGTAAATAATATAATTTTTCAACAAAATATTTTTGGCACTCAGGTGGACATGTATATTTATCACATAATCTATAATCAATTTCATTTAATCCATTAGTTGCGGGATATGCAAAATATGATACTATTATTCTAGCTGGTTTGTATTGCAATAAATTCATTCTAGTATTTCTAGTATGACCCATCATATCAACTAATATATCCAAGTCATCATTAATTAATATTGGTAGTGCATCCAAGTCAGGTTTATCAGTAATTTCTCTCCAACTTGCATTGCCATATCCTCTTAATCTTTGTGCTGTTGAATCTCCTAAAGATTTGCCTAAATCACAACAATCATAACAAAATATTTCAAATTTAGATGTATCATGATTTTTTAATATACTTTCAAACATAAATCCAACTGGATGTGTAATAAAATCACATGAAATATATCCTATTTTTATTTTTCCACTTGTATTAATATTTGTTCTATTTAATTTATTAGCAATATTAATTAAATTATCTTCTTTAGGAAAATATTTATACCAAACACAAGATCTATTATAAATTTCTTCATCTGATAATTTATAATTATATAAATTATTAAAAATAATATTACTTAAAATTAATTCTTTTTTTCTATTTTCGTTTAAACTAATAGATAATTCTAATGCTTTTCCATAAGTTTCATCAATTATTTTATCAATATCATCTACTTGCGATATTTGTAATAATTTTAAATTACCTAAATTATTATAAGCATTAATATTTGTTGGATCTAAAGAAATAATTGTTTCATATAATCCAATTGCATCATTATATAATCCTAATAATTCATATTTTTCAGCTAATAAATTTGCTAATAGTGTTTCAAATTGATGACTTAGTGCAAATCTCGCATATTTTACAAATTTATTTATATCATTTCGTTGTAATTCTAATAATGCTAAATTTTTATTAATATTAAAATCATTTTTCAATTCTTTACAAATTTTAAAACATTTTTTAGCATCATCAAAATTTAATGATTGATAATAACAAACTCCTAAATTTAGTTTAATAATTAAATATTCATTAATATTAGGATAATATTTTATTTTATTATTTTCAATAAAAGCATCTTGCCATTTATTTTCGCTAAATAATTGTAAAAATGATTGTAAATTTGTTGTATAATCAGTTGATATATATCTTCTATAATTAATAATATAATTAAGAATATCTGTTTCAAATTTTTTAGTAATAATTGTCCAAGTATAATTATTTTTTATATAATCTTGATTTTTATTAATTAATAATTTTTTAATTTCATCATTGTATAATATTAAATTATCTAATTTATATACAAAATTGTTTATGTATGTATCTTTATCAAAATTATAAATATTAATATCTACATATTCATTCATACCATTCATAGTTTCTTTTAGAGCACCCAAATTTGATGTAACTATTAAACATCCACATGCCATTGCTTGTAAAACTGTTATACAACTAGTTTCTTGAAAAATATTTGGATATGTTAAAAATTCTATATTATATAATTTATTAGCTAATTCTTCCTGTCCTATACCAAATGTATGTGATACATTAGGTAAAGTTTTAAAATCATCATAATTATTATTTTCTTCTTGATTATATATATTCATTCCTGAATATATTTGTAATGATGCATCATTATGTTTATTTTTTATTTCTTGATAAATTGGTTTTAATAATTCTAATCCACGCCAAGGTATTGAACAGTAAGTCATTGACTTTTTTAATTTATTTATTGGTAAATTTAAATATTTATCAAATGGTTTGCCAATACCATTTAACATAATTAATGTTTTACCAAAATTAATAGAATATGTTTCAATATATCTTTTTCTTTGCCAATCACTAACAAATATAAATAAATCAATCATATCTTTAGCTTTTGTATCTTTAAGTATTTGGGATGCTTGTTGGTCAATGTCATGACCTGTCCATAAACAATAAACAATATTGGGATTATTTAATGTTATTTTAATTTGAAATAAATCATGTGGCAAACAACTAACTATAATAAAATCAAAATTTATATTATTTGTTTTAATGTAATTTAAATATTGTGTAGCTGGAATATGTTTAACACCTCTGATTTCTTTTTCTTCTGATATTTTATTAAATAAATATACATCATGTTTATTATTCTTCATTTCTTCTAAAAAATAACATATTGCACTTTGTGTGCCACCCAAAGGTGAAATATATGGAGTATCTAGGGTATAATCCCAACCTGAATCAAATAAAGCAAATTTCATAATTAATATAAATAAAGTTTTTAATTTTAAAATTAACGCAATTAAGTTATTTTAGATTTATTAAATACTTAAATAAACTATAATATGTTGCAAGGTCTATTTGTAAAAAAAATATGGTTTAATTTGTTAAATATTTTATAATTTAATAATAATATTAAATTAATAAATAAAAGATTTAAAATATTTAATCAAAAATATTAAATTATAAATATATTCTATAAATATTTTATAATTTTATAATTTAATAATAATATTTTAAATCTTTTATTTATTAATATATGAAAAAAAATTATCAAGAAAAGTACTTGAAATATAAACAAAAATATGTAAATTTATCAGGTGGTGCTAGTTTTTTGCCAAAATTTTTTTGTAGGGAACGCGACTATTTGGAATATAAAACAGAAAAAGCCGCCTATTTAGTATATAAAACAGAAAAAGCCGCCTATTTGGAATATAAAACAGAAAAAGAAAAAGAAAGACTAAAGTTTGAAAAAGAAAAAGAAAAAGAAAGATTAAAGTTTGAAAAAGAAAAAGAAAAAGAAAGAAAGTTGTTGCGGTCTGAATCCGGAGCACAAGTTTCAGAAAAATTAGCTTTACCAAAAGAACTATATAATCTTTTAAGTCATGATCATAACACTCCTATCACGCTTAAATATTTTGAAGTTATAAAAGCTAATACAAATACTACATATTATTATAAATTTAATGATGAAATAAAAGAATTAGGTTCTTTTTTAAAAGTATATAGTAATGGTCGTGTCAGAGTCTTTGAATTTAAAAATGAAAAAATATTTGAAATAGATGGTGACCCTAATAATATACAAATATATGTAACAAATGGATTAGACGCACTATTAGCTAGCTTAAATAATTGATTCACCAACCTATTAGTATAATAATTATAATAAAAAAGATATGATAAATCTTTATATTATTATAAAGTTTATGAAAAAAAAAAAAATTAATAGGGTAATAATGTATAATAAATAACTAGTGGTTTAAATAATAGTTTGCATATTAAATATATTTTTAAAAACCAAGCATTTCTAGAATTATAGGAACAAATTAAGATACCTAGAAATATATAAAGAAATATAGGAACAAAAAATTTATAAGACTATTAATTAATTATAATTAATTAATAATGTTATTTTAATATTTATATCTATAAAAATATCATAATGTGCTTTGTAACCATCTAAGGTTATAATTAGTGTATAATTCCAATCTGAATCAAATAAAGTAAATTTCATAATTAATATAAATAAAGTTTTTAATTTTTAAATTAACACAATTACGTTATTTTAAATTTATTAAATCCTAATTAAAAATCTAATATAGATATATTCTAAAAAATATTAATTATATTTATAAAAATAATTAAATAACTCTACATTTATTTATAATAAAAAAAATTATGAATTAATATAATAAATAAATGTATAAATATATAAATGTAAAAATGTATAAATGTAAAAATGTATAAATGTAAAAATGTATAAATGTAAAAAAGTGCAAATGTAAAAATATATAAATGTATAAATCTAAAAAAGTCAAAATAATTAATATTATAAATTTTGATAATAAAGTATAAAGTTTTTTTGTATTTATTATCTAAATAAACTGAGTTATTAAAATAAAGATTTTGTTTAAAAAAAAATATCTATCTATATATATATGTTAAATTATCATGCAAAGTATTTAAAATATAAACAAAAATATATAAATTTAACGGGAGGTAGTTTATTTAATTTATTTAAAGCTCCATGTAATGAACCTGAATATCTGGAGTTTAAAGACCACTATGAACGTTTTAAAGAATACCTAAAGTTAGGCATACCACCAAATGTACCCATATCACAAGAAGTATTAAAAGCAAAACAAAAAATTGAAGTACAACAAGCAGCCAAAGCACAAATAGAAAAAGAAATAGCAAAACAAAAAGCAAAAGAAAAAGAATTAGAATTAACACTAAAACAAGAAGAAAAAGAATTAGAATTAAAACAAAAACTAAAAGCAACACTAATTCGCGGAGACAGTATAAAACTAATAGATTTTCTAAATGTGTTACCAAATGAATCTGATAAATATTTTTATTTTAATGACAAGAAAAAAAATACTCCATTGGGTAATTTTTTAGGGATATCCGAAGATCATATCGACAGATTTAATGATGCGTCTATTAATATTAATTTTAAAAATCACCACTTTATATTAGGTGAACGGATTGTCGAATCCGAGACATTAAGTAAACTACAAATATATCAAGATAATAGTAAAAAATAAAATTAAACAAAAAATTTATTAGACTATTTATTAGACTATTAATTAATTATAATAAAATAATAAAGTATAATGTTATTTTAATATTAACATCTATAACAAAATATCATAATGCACTTTATACATCATATAAAGATTAAATACATGAAGTATGTAGTGTATAATTCAAATCTAAATCAAATAAAGTAAATTTCATTAATAATGAAATTTAAATTTAAATTATTTATAATTAATTATTTTAGATTTTATTTAGTATTATATATAATATTAAACTTAAACAAGAATAATTTTATTCTTTAATTTTAAATCTCTAAAGGTGTAAAAAATATAAATAAAATAGTAATTAATAATATATATTTGAATGGAAAGATATAAAATAATCAATTAATAATATTATTAATAAATATATTTAAACTTTTTATTAGATTTTTTTTATATTATTAGACACAAAAAAATATATTATATAATAATTTTTTGTGCATTATTATATATATATGTATAATAATCAAATAAAGTATTTAAAATATAAACAAAAATATGTAAATTTAACAGGTGGTAGTAATAGTTTGGTTTCTTTTTTTTTTCCACGATTAGAAAAAGAAAGATTAAATAGATTAGAAAAAGAAAGATTAGAAAAAGAGAGATTAGAAAAAGAAAGATTAGAAAGATTAGAAAAAGAGAGATTAGAAAAAGAAAGATTAGAAAGATTAGAAAAAGAGAGATTAGAAAAAAAAAGATTAGAAAGATTTGAAAAAGAAAGAATAGAAAAAGAAAGATTAGAAAAAAACAAATCTTTAATATTATCATTAAAAATACAACAAAGAAACATAATAGAAAATAAGATATTTAAGGGAGAACCATTAAAGTTAATAGATTTCACTTATATGGAACCAAATAATGATGTAAAATATTTTTTTAATGAAAATATCCCTACAAATCAATTAGGGTATTTTACCGGGTTAGAAATGGTTAGTGGTTATCAAAGTGGAAGTACAACCTTACAATTTGAAAAAAAAATATTTGTACTAGATGATTCACATCTAGATACATTAAAAAAATATAAAATATATATTACTAAAAAACCATAGAAATAAAAAATTATAAAGATATTAAATTAATTAATTATTTTTAATAATAATTAATTATAATTAAATTAATTATTAATTTATAATATAATTTTATCTGTTATTAATAGTTATAAAATATAAATTAAATATGCTTTTTTACACAATCTTTACACAATCTTTACACCATCTATCTAGGAAAGATAGTATAAATTGCAAATTACAAATAACATTAGAATATAAATATTAATTATAATAATAATTATTAATAATAATAATATAACAATAAAATTAATAAAAATTAATTATAAAAATGTAATTTTTTTTATAATTAAATTATATTTTCTAAATTTATATATATAATGAGTAAAAATGTTGATTTTAATGCAAAACATCAAAAATATAAAAAAAAGTACATAAAAATGAAATATTATTTAAATGGTGGAACTCATATTGATCCACAGGCTACCTCACTTTTAAGTGATACGAAAACGACTTGGCACCAAAATTTAGTATTATTTGAAAATATATTAAAATTGAAAACTATAGAAGAAGTTAATAATTGGTTTCTTGAAAGTACAAATAAATTAAAATTTAAGAATCTAATAGACAAAATGAAAGGTCTTAATGAGGTATTTTTTGGGGACACAAATTATTCTATTATGCTTAATGACTTAAAAATAATCGCAAACATGATAGACTACCAGTTTTCATGGTTTAGTACAGCTCCAAATGTTAATAACTTTATAATAGCTGTATCAAATCTTCATATTAATGGAAATAAATTTTTTAATAATACATAAAAATATTTTTTATATCTAACAATATAAATAAAAACTTGGTTTTTAATAATAGATATAAATAATAAATTTATTATTTATATCTATTATATTTATTATAATTAAAATATTATAATTTATTAATATTTAATTATATAAATAATAAAGTAAAATAATTTTTTATTTAAATTTAATTAGTAATAATAAATTTAAATATTAATAATAAATATACAAAGGTGTAAAAAGCTATATTTAATAAATATACAAAGATTTAAATAGTAATAATAAATATGCAAAGGTGTAAAAAGCTATATTTAATAAATGTGTAAAGGTGTAAAAAGCTATATTTAATAAATGTGTAAAGATTTAAATAGTAATAATAAATATGCAAAGGTGTAAAAAGCTATATTTAATAAATGTGTAAAGGTGTAAAAAGCTATATTTAATAAATGTACAAAGATTTAAATAGTAATAATAAATATACAAAGGTGTAAAAAGCTATATTTAATAAATGTACAAAGATTTAAATAGTAATAATAAATATGTAAAGGTGTAAAAAGCTATATTTAATAAATGTACAAAGATTTAAATAGTAATAATAAATGTACAAAGGTGTAAAAAGCTATATTTAATAAATGCGAAAAGATTTAAATAGTAATA